TATCCTAGAACGTTCAAATCCTAAGAGAGAAAACATAATATTACATCCTACAGTGGCAAAAAGCCCGTGCGTCAAAAGTACTGAAGTAAGTCTGGATTCTCTAATTGCTCCCAAAATTTGGAAGTCAAAGAACCTTTCCCACTCTTCAACTGAGACGGCGAGTAATAACCTCTGTCGGATTCCGATGGTAGTCGGAAACAAATCCCCTCCCTGTGGTAGTTCACCACGGTTTAAAAAAGAACTTGTTTCCTCCTTGGAAATGATTGTGAAACTCTGTACGGGTCTTGGTTTTAAATTTCAAGACAATTACGACCGTACAACGACGTTAGCTCATTGGCAACTATGCTCAAGTGAGTGTGACTGGATTAAGTTTCTAAAGTATAAATTTAATGCATTTGCAGCATTTTATTATGGTAATGAATTACCTCCTCCTCCTTTTACCTCTACGGACTTACCTCAACATATTGTCGGGGGTTCTTTAGGTCGTTTTATATATTTTATGATGTCCCGTACTCCTGGTTCTCTCTTATCTGAGAATCAGTACGAGTTTGTCACTAATATATTACAAATTAAGAAGGGGTTGGAGAAACCAGATAGTGATTATTGTAAATCTTCTTTAGAGAAGACACGACTTGGTTTAGTTAATGTTCACACATTAATTGTTAATAATTATTATGATCGAGAGAAGTTAGGAATTATTGTGGATAACCGCTGTTATGAGTTGTTTAAGGGAAATTTATTTTCTGAGGATGATTTATATCGTGAGTTCACCCCATCGGTGCATGCTAATTATACTAAGACCCGAAAGGATCTGGGTACTATGCGTCACCTTTATGATTTGGGTATTACAAGTGATTTTATGACTAATTGGAAAGAAATGTTGGGAGATGTGTTTTATATTGATCATGAAGAGAGGATTGAGAATGAGTCGCGAGTTTTAATTCACGATTACGTACCTAGTGTTTTACACTCTTTATATGTACGGGTAATCGATCTTGCGATGAGTTTGGCAATAGATGAAGATGCTGATGTGACTCTTGTTGCGTTAGCAGAGGCTCTTAAAGTACGGACGATCTCTAAAGGTCCGGCCCTCACTTACTTTGTCTTAAAGCCAGTGCAAAAGTACTTATTCGCTATCATGCGGAGATTTCCTTGTTTCTTATCTGGTAGAGATATTTCTGAAGATATTTTAGATGATATGTTTTCGGGTGTTAAAACACCTGATAATTTCTTCTTTTCTTTGGATTATTCTTCTGCTACAGATATGTTAGACCCATGGTTATCCTCGCGGATTGTGGACGGTATTTGTGATGCTGTGGAGATTCCCTCTCACATTCGTGTTTTATTCCATAAGGCCCTTACTGGGCATAAAATAGATGGTGTAGAACAGAAGTGGGGTCAGTTAATGGGGTCAATTGTCTCATTTATTGTGTTATGTGTTGCTAATGGTATTATTATGATCGAATCTTTACAGATTAGTGAAAATAAAGACCTGAATTTTTCAACCGTACCTATGTTAGTAAATGGTGATGATGGGTTGGTGTGTGCCAATGGTGACTATTTGGACATCTGGAAGAATATGGCCGGTTCGGTAGGTTTACTCCCTTCTCAGGGAAAAACATATAAACATACTGAAATGGCTAATATGAATTCTACATGTTACATATTCCGTGATGGTTATTTCTCTCTTATTCCATATCTTAATTTTGGTTTAATTGTAGGTAATAAGCGTAGCGGAGGTAAAGTCTCTAAATTTGATATCTTTTCCCCTGAAAAGGAATTCGGTAAAGAATTAGGCCGCTCAACTCTAGGTGCAAGACATCGAAAATTAATCGAAACATGTCCTAAGCACTTAGTTATGTTTGCTCACGAGTATTTCTTAGAACAAAATAAAGAGATACTCGAGGCAGTTCATAACATACCATGGTATATACCGGAATCGTTGGGGGGTGTGGGATTAGCGCCATTGTACTCG